GTGAGGTTATATTGGACATTTCTAATGTTGTTAATAACGGTAATTTCCTTTTGGATTTTGAACACAGGACCAGCTGATATTGAAAATGCTTAGGATTCTTTCTAGTCTATCGCAAGGTCAAATTAGTAATCTATATAGAAAACGGGTACGGTAATGCCTTTTTACTTCTCAATAGCTCGAACTGCTGAAATGAACTTCTATACTCTTAAGTCATTTTAATGACCATAAAATACATATACATTATCCGTAAACAAAGGTAACTCATTCCATTCAGTGTAGTAAAAGACTCCACCCCTGTCGACCATTCCTTAAGCATTGGGTGCTATATTCCATTCCTTCAATATGCTTTCAAACTTAGCTGACTTGAACTTATACGCAAATAGATTTCTATTTCTTGTTCGAGGCAAAGGGAATTCTGAAACTTCTCTTATCGTAGAATTTGGGTACATCTACATTATATTCTAAATTACATTATGATACGTTGTTAACACAGTAGAGAAGTTATTTGCTTAAAAAGTTCTTTTGATATTAAAGCTTATACCTGAGGCTTGGATGTCTTATGTGCCACGCATTATGTATCCATTAAAATTTTCTATATGTTCTATATCGTGTATTTTAGCTAATGCGGGTAAGGTATGATTTATAAAAGAGTCAGGGTACTTATATTTGAGTAGTAATCCAGTGGAACCGAAGTGTCCACACAGAATATTAGTAACTTTTTTCGCGTACATCTTTTTTAAATCCTAAATTGACATCTTTGAAATTAAATCCTCTTCGGCTTTCTTGTACAATTCTCTAAATTCATCGTAAACGAATCTTTTGGTTTCTGCCGTATCGGAGAATATTTAGAATAATTCAGATTTTTCTTTTCCACTAATTTATAATATTCTCAATATCTCAGAATCTTTTAGATTTAAGCCGATATCTTACAATGGTATTTTTATAGCATTTCGCACGGTATTAAGCTCTATCTCTGTCAACTCTATTGATTTTTTGGGTAATAGCACTATCCCTGTCATACTTTCAAAGCTCTCTACAATAGCTTATTTCTTCTATTTCTCGGTCGTATCTATATGTAGAGCAGGGTCTTCATTTATTAAAGCTGGTAATTTTGTAATATTAACTACAGTTGGGAAACCTTAAACTTATAAGTATTTAGAATTTGTTACTATACTCTAGTGGTAATGATTGTATACTGTATAAGTGGTTCCATTCTTCCACAACACTAATACTCTTTCTTAAGTAATTGTTGCTGCTATTTCTATCAATATGCTATGTTTGGTATTGTCTTCTGTTATAAACAAACCGATTTGTGCTTCTTGATATAATTAACACAGAACTAAATGGGTAAAATTGCTGATAGAATCAGTATCGCATAATAAGCCTCGTAGTGTAAAAATGGCTCTCTACATACGTACTTAATTCAAATCATAAGTCCCCCATTTCGGTTTTATTGTAGCAACAACAGATAGTGTTATATCGTGGTAAGTCGAATTCTTTATGACTGGTCCTAACAAATATATAGCATGATAATTTTAATTATCTCTTATGAGAAACACGGTTCCAACTGATGATTCTCCTAGTGCTTCATTGCCTACTTTCCCAAGGTTTCCGTTTGAGAAAACTCTAAAACCTAAGTTTTAGGCCTGTCTAACATAATTGGGGACAGATAAGAGCGGTTCATTTCGCACTGGTTTCTAGATGTTGGTTAAGTAAAATTACCAAAAGTCATAGAATTCTTTAAGGTCTTCTAATCCTGTATAGGCTTTAAAGAATTTAGTCTTAGCTTAAGTTTTCTCATTCCAAGATGCAGCAAAAATATCTACCCATTCTATAGCTTGTTCTTCTGTACAATTGTACAAATTCATTAGAACATAATCTATTAGGTAAACTATGTTCTTCTTATCGTAATACGCATATGCTATTAGTAAGGGTAAT